ACTGCATGGTCATGTTTCCTGCAGCGTTTGCGTTCACTCCAGTTATGGTGATGCGGTAGTTGTCGTAGGTGCTGGAAAAGCAGTTGCTGACCGTCACGCTAGACACCGCCGTGCCCACCGTCGTGCTGGTGACGTACACGAGGCCGCTGTTCGCCAAATAGGTGTTCGTATCCGACGCAGTCAGAACCTCGCCCACCGAAAACGTCTTGATAGCCATACTCAGAATCCTAACCTGTTGTTATCGAGGGTGCCGTAAACACTGTTGTTCAACACCAAATAGTTGTACTGCTCCGTGCCCGCCAACTGGAACGTCACCCGGGTCTGCTCAGGGGTGCTGCTGATCGTCCAGCCGATGATGTTGGCTGTGTACGTCTGGCCCCGCAAAGTCAACGTCACCCCAGTGTTTTGAGACATAGCGTCAAACGTGCGGCTTGATGACTCAGTGTTCAACAGGACCGACAACGTGTTTGGCACCGCCGCCGTGTCCGCCAAAGCACCCTTGACATACTGAGCCACTGACAGCGCCTCAGACGCGTTCAGCGCATAGGTGTCAATGTTGTAACTGTAAATCCCGGTGCCGGACACTGTGGGCGTCCCGCCGTTAATTGTGACCAGCACATAGGTGGCGTAGTTGTCGGCCATTGACAGGAACTGCACTTGCTGGTAGGTGGTGTTTGCGCCACCAGCGTCCCCGAACGCGTAGAAATCAGTGTTGGACTGCCATTGCCGCGTGTAATACTCCAGCCCGTCCGCGTACGCATACAGCAAACCCTGCTCCGTGTTCACAATCTTTTGTAGGACAGCCAACGCGTTTTCGTCGGTCACCGTTGTCGCGGACATGGTTTTCGGGGTGGTGGCAACTACCGTGTTGTACACGACGCCGATGTCGTCGCACACGTCTTCGAACGCTGTTTCGGTGCTGGTGCCCGACGCCCAAGTGCGTGTCACGCGTGATCGGCCCGCAATCGCAAACGCGTCTTCAAGGGTGAGCGTGTAGGTGTCCATAGCGGCAACAGTGCCGTAGGTGATCTGAAGGTCTGACACCCTCATGTCCCGCTTAAAAATCGTTGTCGGCGACGTGTTGGGGTTGTACAGACGCATGATGAGCGTGTCCCCAATCGCAAGCGTTGGCAACAGGTCGGGGCGGCGCCCACTGACCGACGCCTGCCCAGAAGAATACAGATCGGACAGGACTCGACGCCCGCTGCGGAACGTCACTGTTTGGATGTTGGTGACGAACGCGCCGGGGGCTTTCTCGATAGTCCAGTACGGGATAGCCATGGCCTAGTACGTCACCGCAATCGGCAACGGCCCGTTCTGGCGGGTCCACCGCTGGATAGCGTCCACCACCGACTGCGGATCACCACCATTCACCTCAACATTGACAATTGTTTGCCCCTGAGTGCCACCAATAGACGCGTCAATTTGGTCAAGGCTCAACATGGCAATAGGGATTTCACCGTAACCGGGACCGACAAAGCCGTCAGGGCCAGTCAACTTAGGTGCAGCAGCCGTGCCGCCACCCGTTGCCGCCGCCGCCGCAGCTGCCGCAGACGGTGCCCCCATCGTCCCGGCAGCACCAGCACCAGCCGCCCCCAACGATGCAGCACCTGATTCAATCATGCGTAAATCAGCGGCTGACGTTGTGCTACCGCCACCGCCGCCCACTGTCGGAATGTCAGGAACCTCAAACTTTTTGCCACCAATTTTGGGCACCCACGACGGCACCTCAAACGACAACTTGCCGACCGTGTTGTTCCACACCCCGGCAATAGCATTGAACACCGTTTTGAACACGTCAAACATGGCTTTGAACATAGGAATGGTTACGTTTGAAATCCACCAGCGCATAGCACCGAACAGTGCGTCCACAACCTTTTTGAAGCCGTCGAACTTTTTGTAGGCGACGACAAGCAGGCCGACGAGGACACCGATGCCGATTGCAATAAGGGTGATGGGGTTGAGGGCCATGGCTGCGTTGATTGCCAGAATTGACACGGCAACGGCCGCGAGACCGGCGGCGATACCTACGAACGCGTTGGGGTGGTCTTGCGCCCATTGTGCAAACGACAGCACGGCGGGGAGCACCTTCTCGATGAGTGGGAGTAGTGCGGCACCGACGGACTCTTTGGTTTCGTCAAACGCGATTTTGAGTCGGGCAAACCCGCCGGACGCGGTTTTGCTGGCGGCTTCGGCTGCGCCACCAAACGTGCCTTTGAGGGTTGCAAACACTTCTTCAAGGGTTGCGCCACCTTTGACCATGTCGCGCACCGACGGGTCCAATTTGGCTAGCGCCGACAGATTGCCGCCATAGGCTTTTTCCAACGCTTTGGTGACGGTTCCCAGCGACACACCTTTGGCCGCTGAAATGTCCATAGCCAACCCGGCTGCGCGTTGTGCCTCGTCAACATTTTTGGTGGCGCGAACAAGGCCAGCCAACGCAGGCCGCAACTGGTCATCCGTTATGCCAAGGTTTTTGCCTTGCGCCGTAATGTATTTCTCGACGCTCTTGATTTGGTCGTCCGTGGCGTCAGTTGTCGCCTTCAACTGGCGGGCCAGCATTTCCTGCGATTTTTGGTCCTCGGCCGCAGCCTTGACCGCGTCCCCCATGGCGGCAGCCAAACCCGCAACCGCAGCCGCCGCCGGGATAGCGGCTTTCTTCAACGCAAACTGGGCTTTCTGCCCGGTGGTTTCAAGCTGCTTGAACTGGGCAATGGCTTTCTTGACGCCCGCGTCCGCAAACTCGGAAATGATGGGAATTGAAATAGCCATTAACGGGTCTCCTTTTCCACGGTTCGCATGACGTCACGCACCAGACGCTCAAATCCGGTCTCCAGACGCGCCCTGTTGGCCTCAACAGCCTTGGACAGCACCCGAGTCTCGTTCGGGGCTACAACGCCAAGAGAACGGCCCAGAACGTTGCTGGTGCGCCGTCCCGCCGTCTCAAAGATGACCGCACCCGGGTCGGTCTGCTGAATCAGGATCACGTTGCGGGTTTTGCGGGATGTGTCCACCTTGACCTTTGCACCCCGTCGAGCGCGGGTCGCCACATACGGAAACAGGGTCCGCCCCTTGGACTGCCACTGCCGGGCCATACCGGACAACGGCATTTCGGGGTAGCTGCGCTGCGCCTCTGCGATTGCGGGCTGGGCAATGTCCTTGGCGTCCCGGTTGAACTGTTTGCGGAGCTCAGGGTCAATCTTGCGGAGCGCTTTGATGGCGTCCTCAACCCCAACCAGGCTGATGGTGGTTTGTGGGGTCATCGTTGTTTCCTTGCTTGCTCGTTCAGAATGGTTACCACTGTTGCCAGATCGCGGCCCTCAAACGGGATTTGTGGGGGCCAAAACCCTGTGGAGACCAGCACCACCGCTAGCGAATAGTGGTACGAGCCTTTCAGGAAGGGTTTTCGGGTTCCTGCCCTACAACCTGAATTGACGCCAGTTTCTTGACGTAGTCGTCAAACACGGCCGGGACGGTGACACCGGACTGTTTGCAGGATTCGTACGCCATAAACGCCAAATCCTCAATGGCAATGCCAGAGGCCAGTTCGGATGCTTTGCGCTTGTATTTGCGTTCCCACGCAACGACAACAAACAGATTGGTGGTGACTGTGTAGTCGTCGCCGTCGTTGGTGGTGACCTTGAGGTTCAGCTGCATGGGGGCATCCTAGCCTGCGGGGTTACGGGGTGACGTCGCGGACCCAGGTGCCACCCGTGAACGTGGCGGTGACCATGGCGAGTTCTCCGACGGTGCTGGAGATGGGGGTGAAGTTTTCCAGCATGGCGTTGGTGATGACGTACTCCGGGTTGGTGGCCGACTCGCTCGTACCGGACGGGCTGATTGTCAGGATTGTGGTCCCGGTACCGACACAGCTCTGGAGGACACCCTCGACCTCGGTGGCGCCGTAGGACAGGAACATTTCCAGCGTCACTTCGACGGACTGGAGGCCCTGGACGAAACGGTGCCCGGTGTCGCCCATGGCGGTTGACTCCAGCGGGTCGTACCCGATTGTGATCGTGACGCTGCGGCACTGGTCCGACAGGTCGGTTGTGGTGGCGCCCTGGGTGATGTTCACCGTGGCGTTGGACAGAA